GTTCTTAAATGACGATAAATATGTTACATTTTCTGCTGACACACTTAAAAAGTGCAAGGCGATGGCAAAGAAGCTTGGAAAGCCATGTACTATTTATGCTCATGTTAAATATGAATTTGGTAAATTTAAGTATGTGTCAGTTTGGTCACAATAAAAATGGGGGGATATAATCCCCCTTCAATAATTAGAAAGGAAGATAGAATGGGAAAATTAATTGATCAAAAAGCAATCAAAGATTTAAATGAAGCTGTTTTAAAATCTATGACTGAGTGTAAAAATAATGGAGTTGCTTGGACACCACCATTTACTGGTAAGAAAAGAGGGCTTGCCTACAATATGTTTACTGACCATGAGTTAACTGGTGGTAATCAAATCATTGCTTTGTTTTTCGGTGCAGATGATAGATGGGGAACATTCAATGCCTTCAGAAAAAATGGAATGAAAATTAGAAAAGGTAGCAAGGGAGTCACTTTTATTAGACCGATCATCTTAAAAAAAGATGAGGATGGTAAAGATTTAGAAGAACCAAAAGTAATTGGATTCAAAGATTACACTATGTTTAATGGTGCTGATGTTGTTGATATCGATGCTGACAAAGATGAATTAACTCAAAAGTTTGAAAGTATGGAAGTATCTGTTGAAGATAAGCATAGAGTTGTTCAGGCTTTTGTTGATAACACTGGTATCAAAGTAGAGCATTCTGATCTTGCCAGATGTTATTACGCACAAAGTTCTGACTATGTTCACATGACTTTGAAGTCAAACTTCACTGACTTGAATACATATTATTCTGTTTTACTTCATGAGATAGCACATGCCACTGGACATAAATCAAGATTAAATAGATTAGAAAAGACTGATTCATATGCCTTTGAGGAACTAGTTGCTGAACTTACTAGCATGTATTTATCTGTACATTTTGAATTAGCTCATGAGCCTACAAAAGATAACGCAACTTATTTGAATGCATGGATCAAAGGACTTGGTGATGATGAGACATTTATCTGGAAGGCATCATCTGAAGCTATGAAGGCTGTTAAATATCTCATGAAATTAACGAACAAAAAACTTGATAAAGCAGCATAAGTGATTCGTTTTTATGGGGAGTTTAATAGCTCCCCATGATAAAACTTTATAAGTGATTGATTTTAAACACTTTTAATATAGATTTAGACTTGACATTTATATAGTGTTATGGCATTATAATGGTATAGAGAGAAAAGAAAAAATTTAGAAAGGAAATAAAATGGGAAAAATTCATCATTTATCAGCAGGTGAAGGTAAGATGGAACTTTGGAATACAGAGGGAATAGTGTTTGCTTCTGGTAATGCTAAAGAGTTAGCTAAAGCTTTTTTAAAGTATGGTTGTGAGGAAACTATGTCAACTTCATCCAGTTTTGATTTTGGTAGAGAAAGTGGTTTCAGAACTAACGATGGTGTACATAAATTATTTGATAGAACTTTTAAAATAATCAACAAATCTTAATTTAGAAAGGATAATAAAGTGGGAATGTCAAATTGGATATTAGATGTAGAAGAAAAGTTCTGGGATCATGCTCAAAAGATTATTGGTGACTGTGAATCTCACAAAGAGTTTAAAGAGTTAATGTTTAAGTTTGATACTAGGTTTTTAAAACCTTACAACTCACTATCTTTAGAGCTTGATATGTTTTGGGATGAGTTTTGGACTTAGTATTTTTTATATGGGTTTGTGTGTTATTCATAGCTCTGATACTTTTGATATTAGGGTTATGTCTAACACTTAATGATTGAGAAAGGAATAAATAATGGAATTTAAAATTGATAAAAATGTGCCAATGCCAAAAGCAGCAACGACCAAAAGTAAATATTATTTTGTAAATAGTATGGAAGTCGGTGATAGTTTTGAGGTAGAATCTCGTTCACTGGCTAATGCTATTCAAGGATATTGTAATCGATCTTATAATATTAAATTAGCTCAGAGAGTCATGGGTGATAATAAGTGGAGACTTTGGAGAATAAAATGAATGATTTTGATGTTGGGAATAAACTGGTTAAAGATAAACATATCAAGGAGATGACAGTTAAACAGTTGACTATTCTTAAAGATAGGCTCAGTGAAGAAATACATGAACGATTCAAAGATGAATATTGTATCTCAGAACTATATGCTAATGAGTATTATACCTGTCGATCTCTGTTTTTTGGAAAAGGAAAAAGAAGAAATAAAGCTTGGCTAGAAGAGAATAAATGGTATAAAGAAAAAATATAATGTTCATAATTTTCTCTCCATATAACTAACCTCACTTTTGTGGGGTTTCTTTTTTTGTGTTTATACGTTATATATTATTTAACAGCTAACCACTGCAAGAAAGGTAAGATATGAAAAGAAAAATCGGTAGACCAAAATTTGAAATAACAGAAGCTATTTGTGCAAAGGCTGAACATCTTGCTTCAAAGGGATTAACTGTTGATCAAATAGCAGCAGTCTTTGGAGTTTCTGATGCAACAATATATGAAAGACAAATTGAAAATCCTGACTTCTCTGACGCACTAAAAAGAGGTCGAGCTTCTGGAATTGTTAATGTAACAAATGCTTTATATGAAAAGGCAACTGTTGATAAAGATAATACTGCAATGATCTTCTGGCTCAAGAATAGAGCAGGATGGGTTGATAAACAGGAAACAAATACTACTATTGAACAAAGACATGTAATAGATTTATCTAGGATTGATAATGAACAACTTGCCCAACTTGAAAGAGTTCTTGAGCAATCTGTCACTGGAACAAGTAAGGGCAGAGAAGTACCGAAGGTCATTGAGGGAGTTTACGAAGGCTAGTTGGAGTTCCATAGAGCCTGGTGTAGAGTTTCAAAACAATTGGCATATTGATGCTATCGGTGAACATTTACAAGCTGTTGTCGAAGGTGATATCAAAAGACTAATTATCAATGTGCCACCAAGACATATGAAATCTATTTCTGTTGCTGTTGTATTACCTGCTTGGACTTGGACTATACAGCCAGAGAAAAAATTCTTATATGCTTCTTATGCCAGTTCATTATCCATTAGAGATAGTGTTAAGTGTCGTAGATTATTAGATAGTAGATGGTATCAAGCACACTTTGGTGATTCGTTTAATCTAACATCTGACCAAAATCAAAAGCAAAGATTTGAAAATGATAAGACTGGTGCTAGGATTGCAACGTCAGTTGATGGTGCTCTGACTGGTGAAGGTGGTGATATTATTGTGGTTGATGATCCTCATAATGTTAGAGAAAGTGAATCTGCTACAGTTAGAGAAAGTGTATTAGACTGGTGGGATCAGGCAATGCAAACTAGATTAAATGATCCAAAGACTGGTGCTTTTATTATAATTATGCAAAGAGTACATGAAAAAGATTTAACAGGACACATATTAGCGAATCAATATAATGAATGGGATCATCTATGCTTACCTGCTCGATATGAGGTCGGACATCCGACACCAACAAAATCAACACTTGGATTTACAGATCCAAGAACAAGAGAAGGAGATTTGTTGTGGGAAGAACGTATTGACCAAAAGACTTTGGATAATATTGAAAAGAGTCTTGGGAGTTACGCATCAGCAGGTCAATTGCAACAAAGACCAATGCCCAAAGGTGGTGGCATCTTAAAAGCAGAATGGTGGGTTGCTTGGGATAAACCTGAGTTACCTGACATTGAATATGTGTTACAATCTTGGGATACTGCATTTAGTACGAAAGAAAAAACTTCCTATTCTGCCAGAACAACTTGGGGTGTGTTTAGAAAAAATGGTCAGGTAAATGCCATAGTGTTAGACATGTGGTATGATAGAGTTACCTATCCTGAACTAAGAAAGATCGCACAAGAATCTTATTATGACTATGAGCCTGATGCTGTATTGATAGAAAAGAAGGCTTCTGGTCAAAGTTTACTGCAAGATTTACGCATGGCAGGAGTTCCTGTTATTGAATATATGCCTGACAGAGACAAGGAAGCTAGAGCACATGCATCGTCTGCATTATTAGAAGATGGCAGAATTTGGTATCCTTCTGACAAAAAATGGTGTAAGGACTTAATTGACATATGTGCAGCTTTTCCTGCCACTGAAAACGATGATATTGTTGACACTTGTACACAGGCTTGGTTAAGATTACGCAAGGGTTGGTTTGTTACGCATTCGCATGATGACATTGAAGATGATTTTGAAGAGAAAAAGAGGATAACATTATATGGTTGAAATTCCTTTTGCTGAAGGTGCTCCACCAGATGATTTACAAGTCGAATCAGTTGGTGATGAGGTGCTTATTGGAAATCCAGATACAGATCAAATTACAAAAGTTGAAAATGAATTTGATGAAAATCTTGCTGAAAAAATTAATGATAGAGAGTTACAGAGGAAAGCTTCTATTCTTATCTCGCTTTTTGAAGATGATAAAAATGCTAGGTCGGAGTGGGAAGAACGATACAAAAAAGGATTAAAAACATTAGATCCTGATGGTGGCTTAGAAGAATCTGAAGAAGAAAGAGCCACCAGAGGTTTATCGACAGTTGTACATCCTATGATTGCAGAAGCTGCAACTCAGTTTAATGCCAAAGCTATTGCAGAACTTTACCCATCTGGAGGACCTGTTAAGACTGTTATTGTTGGTACTCCGAATGAAGAAACAGAAGAACAAGCCAGAAGAGTTCGTGAATATATGAACTATCAGATTGTCGAGGAGATGCCAGAATACTTTCCAGATCTGGATCAGATGTTATTTCACTTACCATTAGTTGGTCAGACATTTAAGAAAGTTTGGTGGGATAGCAATATGGGAAGGCAATGTTCCCAGTTTATTAAGGCTGAAGATTTTGTTGTTGCTCCAGAAAGCAAAGATCTAATGACTTCTCCAAGATATACCCAAGTGATTCGTTTACCAAAAAACGATTACAACAAATATGTACAATCTGGATATTATTTACCTAGTGAATATACAGGTGATGGTTCTGATCCATCTGGTGACACTATTGGAGAGGTCGAAGGTATTAATACTTATAGTGATGACCAACAAGATGAAGTTATGACTTTGTTGGAAATGCATGTCTATGAATTGTTTGAAGAGATTGATGAAGTAGATCCAGAAGATGAAAATGCTGTAGCAACTCCATATGTGATCACAATTGATTATGATAGTGAAAAGATTGTTAGTATTAGACGTAATTACAGAGAAGATGACGAAAAGAAAAAACGCAGAGATTGGTTTGTCAGTTATAAGTTCTTGCCTGGTTTAGGGTTCTATGGGTTTGGATTGTTTCATTTGATCGGTGGATTAGGTAAGGCAGCTACTGGATCACTAAGGGCATTACTTGATTCGGCTGCATTTGCAAATATGCAAGGTGGTTTTAAGTTAAGAGGTCGAGTTGCAGGTGGTGAAGTTCAGGTTAATCCTGGCGAGTTTGTAGATTTAGATGCGACTGTTGACGATGTTAACAAGGCTATTATGCCATTGCCATTTAAAGAACCTAGTGCATCTTTATTTAATTTATTAGGTTTTATTGTTGATGCAGGTCAAAGATTCGCTAGTACGGCTGATTTGAATGTTGGGGATGTAAATCCAAATGCTCCTGTTGGTTCTACAGTTGCGTTGATAGAGCAAGGTTCTAAGGCTTTTTCAGCTATCCATAAAAGGCTACATCATTCGCAAGGGCAAGAATTTAAGATGCTTGCTAGATTGAATGCAGAATACTTGCCTGAAAGATTTACATTTTCGTTTTCTGGAAGTAGCTCTGAAATATTTGCTGCTGACTTTGATGATCGCATTGATATACTCCCTGTCAGTGACCCCAACATCTTTAGCACTGCACAAAGGATTGCACAGGCACAAGCTGTATTGGAAATGGCTAGGTCACAACCTGATTTACATAATTTATATGAAGCATATAGAAGAATGTATGAAGCTATCAGAATACCTAATATTGATGAAATATTAAAGAAACCTGATGAAGCTCCAAGAACTGATCCAGTTGATGAAAATATGTCGGTGATGTATGGCAAGCCATTAAAAGCTTTTCCAGAACAAGATCATGATTCGCATATCGCTGTACACATGCAGTTCTTACAAGATCCAATGTTAGGTGGTAATAATGCTACGAAGGGTATGCAACCTATCATGATTGCACATATTGCTGAACATGTTGCCTTGTTATATCGACAGAGGATGGAAGCAAGTATTGGAGTGCCAATGCCACCAGTTCCAGACTTTAAGAATCCTAATTATGAACCAAAAGACATTAATCCAGAGTTAGATCGATTAATTAGTCAAAGGGCAGCTCAAGTTGTTAGACAGTCACCACAAATGCAACAGATTGATGCCTTGAAAGCTTTGACAGGTCAACAACAGGCACAACAACAGAATCCATTACAATATGCACAACAACTTGCTAAACTTGAAGCAGATGCCTTGAAAGCTAGGACACAAGCACAAATTCAAGCTGATCAAGCCAAAGCACAATCGTCAATACAAATTAAACAAGCTGAAGCAGAACAAGATTTACAGATCGAAGCTGCCAAAGCCAAAGCTGATTTAGAAGCTAAAATCACTAAGTTAGAAGCAGAACTTCAACTAGAAAGAGAAAAGAATAATGCTAAATTACAAATGGAAATGTTAAAAAATGCTCCCAAGTAATTCATTAGCAACGATAAGACCAATCAATCCACAGGCTTTCGGTCCTATAAGAGGTGCTTTGCCAATGGTTGGTGCTCCACCACCACAACAAGGTGGATTTAATGCTGAACAGTATTTGATGAATAAAGTCATGGAATTAAAAAGAAAAGGCATTGGAAGTGGTGCTTTAGGAAATATTATGGCATCAATGCCAATGCAAGGAGCTAGATAATGACAGAAGAGGAACTAACACAACAAAAAGGTGCTGAAGTTACAGCATTAGTAAATAGTTTTGTTACTTCAGGTAGGCAAACAGCAGGAAATCCTCAATTTGTTGCAGAGCTAAATGTTATTAATCAAAAATATGATTCTTTAATTCAACAGGCACAACAACAGCAACAAGTACAACAACAGCAACAAGCACAACAACAACAAACAACAACTCAAGACAC